TATGGTGCCACCCCTGTTTCACAACGATCCACTACGCTTGGAACGACTGTTGCAACTACGGTCGCGGTTTCGACTACTACGGGTTCTATTACTTCGTGGGGGTTCTCGACCTCGACCCAAGCAAACAACATCGTCAGCCTGCTGAACTCTGTTTATGCAGCACTGACCAGCGTTGGGATTATTTCAACCTAATCAACACCCCCTCTTCGGAGGGGGATTTCTCAAGGAGCATTGATGAAACTCACTGTCTGCATTCCCTCTTACAACCTTGCCGAATTCATCGGTAAGACAATCGAGAGCGTACAAGCCCAAACTTTTAAGGATTGGGAGCTTTTGATTGAAGATGACGGAAGTACCGACGACTCAATAACCGTAATCGAAAAGTACCTTGCAGATAGCAGAATCAGTCTCTTTAAGAAAGAGAAAAACGAAGGGCAAAACCGAACCACGAACAACCTCATCCATCGGGCCAAGGGAGAATATATCTGTCTCCTTCCTGCGGATGATGTGATTGTTCCAGACAAGTTCCAGAAACAGATTGACTATCTGGATTCTCATCTTGAATGTGGAATCGTTTTTGGTTATCCCGACTTCATGGACCACAATGACAATCCGATACGGTTTGTAGATGAGACAGTCAAAACTGTAGAGAACATGCCAAAGGAAAGTTGGCAGAAACGCTTCATGGTCGGTAATTGCCTATTTATCGCTACTTCCATGTATCGGCGCGAACTACACGAAAAACTAGGCTACATAGACGAAAGCTACAACATTCTTGCTGATCTGGATTGGTATTGCCGTATCGTCGCAGAGAACGAGCTTCATATCATCAAGGAAACACTTGCTCATGTCCGAATGAGGGACAAACTGGCAAATCTCTCCGCCCCCCGGCCGGAGGTCTGTATCAACCATGCAGACGAAATCAAATTGCTGAGAGAAAAGCACATGCCTGTCGTACGGGGGAAAAAGAAGTACATGATTGCTACCCCGTTCTACGAGGTCAAAGGCTACTCCCCTTACATCCGGTCGATGATAAACACTCTTGTTGGGCTGGCAAAACATACAAAAGTAGAGTTTGATTTTGTCGAACTCTCAGGAGATTCGTACGTGTGGCGGGCCAGGAACAAACTTGCTGATATGTTCCTCAAGTCAGATTGTTCTCATCTGATCTTTGTTGACTCCGACGAAGGATGGGACCCGGAAGGGTTCTACCGTCTGATGAAAGCTGAAGCCCCTATCGTTGGAGCGGCTTATCCCGTAAAGAACAATTGGGAACACTACGGGGTTGCTATTGATGTCAATGAAGATGGAACGCCAAAAGTGCGGGATGATGGTTTGATTTACGCATCCAAAGTTCCCACGGGGTTTATGAAAATCTCCCGTCATGTGTTTGAACGCCTGAAAGACGCCGAACCGGATAACTGGTATTGGGAACCTGACGAGTATTCAACCATGAACCGGACATTCAATTACTTCGGGCATATCATGGAAGATCATGTTATCTACGGGGAAGATATTTCCTTCTGTCGCAGATGGCAGCGAATTGGGGGAGAGTTGTTTGTTGAACCCCGCGCGACTATCGAACACTGGGGCGCACAGTGCTGGAAGGGGAATTACCATGAATTCCTCTGCACAATGCCCGGTGGATCGAAAGACCCTGCATTGAAAGATGCAGCATGATTATCTACATGAAGCATCCACAACACGGAACAAAAGTCGCCATTGCTGAAGATGAGGCAATCGAGGATGAAAAGAACGGATGGGTTCGTTATGAGGTAGCGGCGATTCTCAAGCCTATCCCGAATTTCCAACCAGAGAATAACGAATTCCTCGAATCATCTCCGGTGACTGAGGTTATTAACGAAGACGATATTTCCATCCTGCGGGACAAGTGGAAGGAGAAGTACGGAAAACTTCCCCACCACAGGAAGGGAATTGAAACACTAAAGGCTGAATTGACATGACAACAGCAGCGGATCAGATCAACGGAGCAATGAGGCTCCTGAACATATTGGACCAAGACGACACGGCAGATGCTACACAACTTGCCAACGGTCTGACCGCGCTCAATCAAATGATCGACTCTTGGAACACGGAGCGATTGAGTGTCTATGCCACACAAGACCAGCAATTTACATGGACAGCAGGAAACGCCAGTAGAACCCTTGGCCCATCGGGGGATTTTGTTGGGAATCGCCCGGTTCTCCTTGATGACTCCACTTACTACAAGAACGCCAGTACGGGAGTTTCCTACGGAGTTTCGTTCATCAATCAGGAACAGTACGATGCAATTGCGCTAAAAACAGCAACCACGACGTACCCGCAAGTGATGTTTATCAACATGGATTACCCAAACATCACTATGTACGTCTATCCCGTCCCAACTACAGATTTGGAGTGGCACTTTATTTCTGTGACAGAACTCACCCAACCTGCGACCAGTGGGACAACGCTGGCATTGCCTCCGGGGTATCTCCGGGCATTCAGATATAACCTTGCATTGGAAATTGCTGCTGAATACGGACTGCAAGCTGATCCAAGAGTTGTACGGATTGCTGACATATCCAAACGGAACCTGAAGCGGATCAACAATCCGGATGATGTGATGGCAATGCCCTACGCCATTATGACTAGACGCGCTCGCTATAACATCTACGTTGGCAATTATTGATGAGATTACCGCTTGCCCAACAACTGACTACCCGTGACGGACTCCTGACGAAGGACTCCAAGATAGTCAATGGATTTGTGGAATCCAAGGGAGAACAGTCGGCAGTGTTCAAACGTCCCGGCCTTACCTTGATTGGAACGATGGGAACCGGAACAGCACAAGGTCTAGTTTGTTGGCAGTCGTCCCCAAGAGCGATTATCGGGGATGTGTTGGAGACAGTAGGTGAAAATAACGTAGTCGATAGCTTCACTGCAACAAAATACACGAACGCATTGGTCAATTCCAGTTGGGTAGGAATCGCGCATGGGAATAGTCTTTGGGTGACTACCGGAGGGACAAAAGCGGGGGTAAGTTCCGATCTTCAAACATGGACAGAAACCACCCTGCCTACCGCAAGTAACTATTTCGGGGTTGCGTACGGCAACGGGACTTTTTGCACAGCCAGCCACAGTACGGCAAAATCTGCCACATCTACCGATGGGGTAACTTGGTCTTCTACGGGTTCGTTTCCTTTATCCGCAGGTTCTATCCGGATGACGTACGGAAGTTCAAATTTTGTAGCGTTGCAGGGAATCGGAACGACCGCTTATGCTACTTCAACAAACGGGCAGACATGGACATCGAGAACCTTGTCGTGGTCGGTCAGTGTTACGTCTGTAGCCTCAAGCGGTACAACCATTATCGGGATGACTTCCGGAACATCCTACGCCATACGAACGACTGACGGTGGAGTTACGTTTAACCGTGTTGCAATGCCGTCCAATGGATCGTGGTATGTAGCTTACGGTGACGGTATGTGGGTTGCTGTAAAGGGGTCTTCTACTGCCGCTGCATACTCTTTGGATGACGGTTTGACATGGACAAGCTCTACCCTTCCTCAGAATGTGGCATGGCAAGGGATTGCACATAACGGAACCGGATTTGTTGCCGTTGTCACCTTATCGACGGTTGCTGCTTATACGGTAGATGGAATCAATTGGAGCCAACAGGTCATGCCTTCGGGCGGATGGGTACTTATCACCGCAAATGAAACTACAGGACAATTTGGATTAACGTCTGCAAGGGATTCCTGCTCTATTTCAATAGTTACTTCGTCAGGCCCAACGGCTACATCTATTCCTGTAACGGCACCAGGGTTTCAGTATGACATGATGCCGACGGGGGCTAGTGATGCGAACCAATGGCTGATGCTGAAAAATCCCTACGAAGGGTTCTACTTCAACGGAACAACGGTAACAAAGATCAGTGACGTAAATTATCCAACATCTACCGTTCCTGGGATTGCGTATCTGGATTCAACATTTTATGTGATGGATTCTGGGGCAAAGATATATGGGTCCGACCTTGGCGATCCGTCTTCGTGGAGTGCGCTTAATTACATCGTTGCAGAAGTAGAACCCGGCAATGGAGTGGCTCTAGCAAAATCCGCGAACTATGTAGTTGCTTTCAAAGAGTGGAGCACAGAGTTTTTCTATGACGCGGCTAACCCAACAGGTTCGCCTCTCTCCCCTGTTTTGAACGGATTTACCCTGATTGGATGCGCTTCAGGGTATTCGGTAGCCCAAGTCGATAAAATGACATTTTGGATTGCACAGACCCACCAAAAGGGACGATGTGTCTACATGATGGTAGGTGCAGACCAAACCCCGATTTCCACGCCTGATGTAGAACGGGTGTTGGCTTTGGATAATCTATCGACCGTCTATGCCTACGGCCTGAGAATCGCTGGACACATCTTCTACGTTTTGACTTTGGTAAATACTACCAAAACCCTCGTTTATGACGTTAGCGCGGAGAATTGGTATCAATGGACATCTTTAACCGCTGCGACTGCCGTGAGCGTTTCCAGCATTGTCAGGGTAGATAATCTTGCCACGGTGACTACTTCTACAGCGCACGGGTTGAGCGATGGCGATCCAGTGACGATTGCTGGTGCGAGTCAAAGCGAATACAACGGACTGTTCCAAGCTAAATACATCAACACAACTTCGTTCTCTATTGTGGTGACAGGGAGTCCTGTGACTCCTGCAACTGGAACAATTACATCGACTGGATATACGGAGTCGTATTTCAACGTCACCAAATATACGCACTGTTCCAGTGGAGATTTAGGATTAAAAGAGTCCGGAGGAACGATGTATAGAATCCTCCCCAATGTTTATCTTGATGACACGCTGCCAATCAATGCGTTAATTAGAACTCTCAAGTTTGACGGTGGATCAACTGCCCCAAAAAGAGAAGGGCGGTGTGAAGTGATTGGGAATAAAATATCCGATGTGTGCATGATTCGCCACTCGGACGATGACTATCAAACAAACTCCCCTTACCGCTATGTTGACCTTAATGCTGAAAGGTCGCAGATATGGAGACAGGGAAGATTCAGGCGGCGCAGTTACGAATTGCGCTTTATCGGAAATAACCAGATGCAATTAAGCAATCTGGAACTCGATTTGGAGTAAATATCATGTCATCATGGTCTGTCACTACTTCACTGGCCCCAAAGCCCGGATTTGTTGCTAATGGAAGAAATTCTTACATGGCTGGCGGGACTTTGGTTCGTCCGAACGCGGGGACCGTTTATGATCCGGTTCGCGGGTGGATTCAGCCCCCCCAACAAAATACTCAAACCCAAAATACTCAAACCGTGGCACAGCCGACATCCACAACATCGCCTGTCGGAACAGCAACGGCTCCAAACACGCAAAACGATTTCAGCAAATATATTGGGCAGGCAGATCCTTTCTCAAAGTATCGTGACCAGTACGCGACAAAGCTGAATTCATTGCTTGCTGATCCGTCTTCTATCCAGAATGACCCTGCTTACCAATTCAATCTGAAACAAGGCCAGCAAGCGGTAGAAAGGTCTCAGGCAGCAAAGGGGATGGGGAATTCTGGAAACGCACTTACAGAGCTAATGCAGTATGGTCAAGGAATGGCATCAAATCAGTTTGGGAATATGGCAAATCTTTATGCAGGGCTTGCGGGCGCAAACCAGTCTCCTGCCGCTGGATTCTCTGCTGCCACAGGCGGGGTAAACGCCGGAACAAATGCGTTTAGTGCGTTGAATGACGCAAACTACAAAAATTCAATACTTGGAATTGCACAACAAAATGCAGGGGATGACCAGTTTCAAAACAACCTGAGAAACCAAATGCTGCAATACAGTTTCAATCAACAGAAAAACAACCAGTCGTCTTCGGTCGATCCTTATGCAGGATGGCTTTTTGGATAGGATAGAAAAATGAACAATCTTGCAGGTTATCTAAAAGACCCAAGGGTAATGCAGTTTATTGCTTCCCTTGACAAAGATGGGCAGAACCTTCTTACCCAACCATCACAACCTAACTTCATCCGTAATGAATCGACTGGCAACGTAACTAACCTAGGACCAAGCCAACCTAGTTCGGGAATGCAATTTGACTACGCATCTGGGCCTGTCGATGTAGTAGGAGCAGGGAAAGGGTATCGACTGAAAAATGACCCAATGGGCGTCTATGATACATCAGGAAAGAAGATAGCCGATATTAGGGTAGATACCCTGGCAACCAGGAAGCGTCTTCTTGAAGATTTGAACATTGCCGGAAAGCGTCAAGATGTTCAAAAAGGATTGCTAGAAAATGAGGAGAAGTTACGCAGACTTTCCTCCGGACTTCCTCCGGGCGTTTCTCTTAACAAAGGAGAGCGCTGGAACCCTGAAACACAAAGCGTGGAAATGATCCCCGGAAGCAGTGCCTATCTGAACCAAAGTGGGAAATCAGCTAAAGACCTCGATACCCTGATGACTGCAAAACAGACAGCCGACCTTGCCAAGACAAAAATTGACGAGATCATGGGGGACAGTGATATTGCAAACAAGAATTACAGTCAGGCGTTTCAATCCAATTTCGGCGGTTATAACGCCTATCTGTCACAATATCTTCCCGGAGATGCAACAGACGTACGCAAGAAAATTGAATCTCTGAAGTCAAACCTTAAAACCGCAGGTCTCCAAATGATGAGGCAAGGCGGCTCTATCGGACAGATGACAGAAAAAGAGTGGCCGATTGTAGAACAAGCGATTTCGTCGATTTCCCCTGCGATGAGCGAAGAAGAAGCTGCCTTACAACTTGCCAAGATAAAAACCTACATGGACAATATGGTCCAAAAAGCCCAAGACGTTTATTCTACTGAGTGGGGTGGTACGCAGTTTGATCGAAGCGGACAGTCTCCCGCGCTGCCTCCGGGGAATCTATCGGCATCCCCTAAGCGTATTTCTTCAGACGCTGAATATAACGCCCTTCCATCTGGCGCATCGTATATAGCACCTGATGGCTCTCGTAGGACGAAACGATAATGGGGTGGCAAGACGATCCTGTTGTTAATGATGGGTGGCAGTCTGACCCGGTTGCCGACGCTCCCAAACAGGAAAAACAAAAGGGTTATATCGAAGACACCTACGACACTGCTAGAGAAGGTTTCCGCGTAGGGGGACTTCCCGGAATTATGGGGTCGCTAGCATGGAAAGGGTTGTCTAAAGACCTCCCCGCCGTTGGTGCATGGCTTGGAGATAAAGCAATTGACCTTACAGAAGGTTCTGGACTAAGCCCAAATGTCCGTGCGGGGATAGCTACGGCTGCTGATTTAGGGACTCAATACGCAGCGACTAGCGGCCCTGTGATGAAGGCAATAGGATCGGTGCCGGGAGTGGTTCAAGGAACTGCACGCCAATTGATGACTAGCGCACTAAAACCAACGGTTGCGATGCACCAAAGCGGAGACGCAGCAAAGGCAGTCGATACCCTGCTGAAATATGGGGTTAATGTGACGCCGGGTGGCGTAGATAAAATGGAAAAAATGCTGATGGCGACCAATGAAAAAATTGGAAAAGCTATTGGTGATTCATCTGCTACCGTAAGTAAATTATCAGTAGCCCAAAGGCTTAAAGATTTGGTTCCAAGACTACAACGGCAGGTCGCTCCGCAGTCGGATATTGCGGCAGTAGAACAGGTAGGTTCTCAGTTTTTGGAGCATCCTCTTTTGTCACAAGCCGATGAAATTCCGGTTGCCTTGGCTCAGGACATGAAGACAGGCACCTATCGGCAATTGGCAAAGAAATACGGGCAAATTGGGAGTGCTGATATTGAAGCACAGAAAACCCTTGCGCGTGGGCTTAAGGAAGAAATCGCTAGCGCTATCCCAGAAATAGCCGACCTGAACAAGATTGATTCTGAACTCTACAACGCCTTGACAGTAACCGAACGCAGGGTGTTGATGGACGCAAACAAGAACCCGCTTGGGTTAGCGCCTTTGGCAGTAAATCCAAAAGCTGCAGCAGCTTTCCTTGCAGACCGAAGTCCTGCGTTCAAGTCAATTGTTGCGCGGATGCTTAACACTGTAAGCAAGCCT